AGATTGCCAAGTTCCGCGCCAACGCAAGATGGAACAAATTTAAAAGAGAGGCCGGTGTAAATGAAAAATGGATTTTTTAGACAAAGACAAATCGAGCTAAACGCTCCGCAAGCCCGGATCAAGCGCCGGGCTTCAGCGGTAGTAGAAACAAGGAGAGAAAAAATGACCAAGACCAGAACTTCAATTTTCACCATCAAGGGCATCGACCGCATGATGGATGAAACCTATGTGTCGGATAAAGTCTACTGCTCCAAGGCCGAAGCTTGGGATGCTTGCCGGGTCAGCGAGTGGGTTGAGGAGTGGGCCTTTCATAAAGTCATTAGCTGGATGGACAACTCCACCGACATTATCTACCGCAATGTGAAAACGGGCGAAGAGAAAAAAAGCACCGGCATGTTCGCCCACGGTGACCTCTGCTAATTCCCCAACCCCATAGCGATGTATCGCCCAGCCCCGGAGCCTGACAGGTGGCCGGGGTTAAGGCGTAAAAACAAGGAGAGAGAAAAATGATAGCTGCCAAAAACAATTCAACGGTCTGTGTCCTGTATCTCCGTGTATCGACAGGGAAGCAGGGCATCGACGGCCTTGGTATAAAAGCGCAGGAAGAAATGGCCCGTGGAAAGGCCGCTGAACTGGGCCTTGAGGTCATCGGTGTCTTCAAGGAAGTCGAGTCGGGCCGCAAGAGTAAGCGGCCGGAGTTCCGCACGTGCATGGAACTGGCAATCGAAACCGGCGCCGTTGTGATCGTTGCGGCCATGTCCAGGCTGACCCGTAATTTCAACTTCATGTCTTATATTGCCGACATTTCAGAACGCCACGGCATTGGTATCGTGGCTTGCGATGTGCCCCAGTTGGCTGACCCAGCCCAGACAAAGTTCATCTGGCGGATCATGGCAGCGGTGGCCGAACTGGAAGTCGAACAGACCCGTGAGCGGACCCAGCGTGGCCTGAAGAAAGCCCAGGACGATATCAAGAAAAAGGGCTTTTATATGACCAACGAAAAGAAGGTCGGCCTGGATATTATACCGTCCCGCAAGATCACCAGCCTGGGGAATCCCAACATCGACACGGTCTACAAGAAAGGCGGCGCGGCCATGAAGCGTAACGCCAAGGACTTCGCCAAGCGTACCTATCCCATCATCCGGGAGATCGAAGCCGCCGGCATCACCAGCTTGCGTGGCATCGCCAAGGCACTCAATGCGAGAGGTGTCTTAACCTTCCAGGCCGATTCGGATGCCAACGATATCGATGGCGTCAAACGTGCCAAAGCGGATCGTAAGCCGACCAAATGGGGTCCGGAGACCGTCAAGCGGTGCATTAATCAGGCCAAAGGAAAGTAGTTTTCCACAGATGGTTCTCAAAGTGCGAAAAATAAATTTTACGTTCCAGGTATCTGTATGTTAAATGTGGGTATGCAATGGCTGAAAGAAAAGACAAACGAAAGAAGAATATCAAGCGTGACGGGCCACGGTTATACCTTCGGCCAACAGCCAGCCAGGAGCGTCAAGGTAAAACCCAGATCCGCATCTGGGCGGAAGAGGATACCCCGGAGTTCTTTACTGAACTTGAAGCGGCACGGCTTGTCATGGGTGCATCGGCTCCCCGTCTCGCTGGGCACGATCTGGATTGGCTCATAATGTCTTATATGAGATCACCCGAATATAGACGCCTTGGGGATAGCACCAAAAAGGTACGTGCGAATCTTCTTGATGATTGTGCAATCCGCCTGGGACGCAAGCGGTCCTTCAATTCCATCAAGACGGCAGAGGTCCGTGGCATCCGTGATAGCATGGCTGACCGGCCCGAAGCCGCCAACGCCAGGATCAAGGCATTACGTCAGACCTACAAGTGGGCTGTCGATTGCGACTTATCCGAAATCAACCCAGCGATGAACGTGCCTTATTTACCATCTAACAATCCGCACGGTTTTCACACCTGGACCGAAGGTGAGATTGAAAAATACGAATCGGTCCACGCCGTGGGTACAAAAGCGAGACTTGCCATCGATCTATTCCAGTTCACCGGAGTACGCCGGTCGGATGCCGTTCTTCTAGGGCCGCCAATGGAACGCCAGGGAGTCTTACTTTTCACCGAACAAAAAAACCGGGAGAATGCACCGAAGGATCGAATGATCCCTATCCTTGCGCCGTTACGCCGAAGCATCGATGCCACGCCGACCGGACGGTTCACCTATCTGGTCACGCAATTCAACCGGCCGTTCACCCGTGCCGGCTTTGGCAACTGGTTCAAGAAGCGTTGCCGCGAAGCCAGCTTGGAGCATTGCAGCGCCCACGGCATTCGGAAAGCCGCCGCCGTCAAGGCGGCAATGGCTGGAGCCAGTTCCAATCAACTGATGGCGATATTCGGATGGGACTCGATTAAGATGGCGGAACATTACACCAAAGCGGCTGAGACCCATCGGCTGGCGCGATCATCGATGCACCTGTTAAGCAAATAGGAACCTTTTGAGAATATGAATCTGTCCAACGACAATTTTAATCACGGCCTAAGTCTTGTGTTACTGCCATTCCTAGAGAGGAATGGTGCCCAGGGGCGGAGTGACTCAACTGAATTGAGTCAGCCTCTTACGTTCAGATTCAAGACAAAACAAGACAAGGCCGTACACAAAAGGAGATACGGCCTTGAAGAAAACTCTTATCTATATCGCTGAATTTTTCACCATCACCGCCTTCATGGCGGGTCTGTTCGCCGCCTCTATTATTTTGGAGGTGGTATTATGAAACATTCTGTAACCGGCAAAGAATCAGGTGCATCTGAGGCGCCTTTTATTACACCTGTCAGCGGTGAATTTTTAATTCCTTTTGGCAAGACACCGAACGACATCCTTCGCCGTCACCGTGCGGCCCAGGACGGGGTTAGTGACGATCCGCCTACGCAATACATGAAGCGTGGAAACTTCTTTGAGGACGGTGCCCGTCACTGGTTCATGGAAGAGTTCGAGTGTCACATTGCCCAGCCACAGGAAGGGTTCCGGAACGAACATTGTAATATGGTATCCAGCCTCGACGGTGTTTTCACCGAAGATTGGAAACCGGAAAACCTTCCGACTATCCCCATGCACTCTGTATGGGAATGCAAACTACCGGCGCGGCCAGCCACACCAACCGATAGCATGGTACGGGTGCTGCAAGTTCAAGCCCAGATGGACTGCTCAAATGCGGAGTTTGCGGTCATAGCAGAACTCGCCCAGATGGATTGCGTCTGGCGATGGACAGTGGTTCCCAGGCATGATCCGACCATCCGTGCCATCCGTGATGCCGTCAATGTCTTCTGGGATCATATGAAAAATGACACGGACTATCCGCCTATCACCTCGCAAGAGGCTTCCAAGATGATTGGTGGCAATCGTAGACCAGAACCGCATGATCTGATCGAAGGTCCGACCGAAGACATTATGAATGACGCCCGAACGGACCTGATGGATTCGGCTGAAAATTATCTCAACGCCCAGCGCACGAAAAAAGCCGCCGACCTTATGATGGAGCGCGAAAGCCTGACGATGAAGTCCATCATGGGCGGCCTTGAAAAGGTGCAGCTTCCGGATGGGATTCTCTTGAGCCATTCGACAGTGGAATACAAAGCGCAGCCGGAAAAGACCAAGGTCACGCCGGCCAAGCCAGCGTCAACGTCAAGACGGTTCAGCATCAAGCAAAAGGAGGCGGACAAATGAATGCCCTCTTCGACGCCTTGCTGGAAAGGCACAATAAAGATTCCGGAATGATGGCGGCGGTGATGGCGAAGGGTGAATTGCTTGAGGTTGCCCGTTCCTGTGCGCTGCATTTGGTCAGCCAGCACCCCTTCAACAGTTGTACCAGTGACGATGTGGCCGGTGAAATGCAGCGGCGTGGATACGATTACACCGAACTAGGCAACGCCGCCGGTTCAATCTTCAAGGGCAAGCAGTGGGAATTTACTGGTCGATATATCCCATCGAAACGTCCAACGGCCCACAAACGCGATATCAAAATATGGAGATTAAAATAATGGCTCAACTAGCAACCACATCCCAGGACCCTGCCGGTATCCTGGAAGGCGTGATGATTAAGGGTGATCTCGCACCGCTCTCTGAACAAGAACGGGTCACCTACTATAAGACAGTCTGTCGGTCACTCAATTTGAACCCCATGACCAAGCCGTTTGACTACATCAAATTGAACGGCAAGTTGCAACTCTATGCCAAGCGCGATTGTGCCGAACAACTACGGACGATCCACGGCGTATCAATCAAGGTGCTTTCCAAAGAAGAGATCGACGGCATCTATATCGTTACTGTAGCGGCACAGAACAAACACGGTCGGCATGACGAGGACACTGGTGCGGTTTCAATCGCTGGGCTGCGAGGCGAGGCCCGTGCCAATGCAATTCTCAAAGCCATCACAAAAGCCAAGCGCAGGGTTACGCTTTCAATATGTGGCCTGGGTCTGATTGATGAGACAGAGGCTGATGACATAACGGGAACACCACCCGTCAGCTACGATCTGGATGAAATTTTTCCAGATGAGGTCGGAAACAAGGCTCTAGGATCGCCCCAGAATGACGAGAGCAAGGTCCAGATACCTGTGGCATCTAAAAAAGAAGATGTGCTTGAGAGCGCAAATATGGAGCGTACAGAGGCTTATCAATTGTTATTGGGTGATGACGAGGTGGTTGAGTACGATTCATCCAAAGATTTCTATGCTGAGTACCAAAAACAGCAAAAGTCCATCTTCGCTGATGAAGAATCACCATTGGATTACCGGATGTCAAAATTACACAAGCTGGAAACCGACAACGAAAAATCGTTGGGCATGATTCCAGAAGCCGGCCAGGAAAAACTTCATCGAAAGAGGTTGGCGTTCAACAAAAAACTGGGAGCGCAAAGATGAAAATGGGCCTCACCATAAAACAGGAACACATGAAAGGCGTTATCGCTGACTTCATCACTGAAAATAAGTATTCGCCAACGTATAAACAACTGGCCGAACTCAGCGGCATAAAAAACATATCCAACGTCCATCGTATCGTTCACGAACTTCGCCGGCGCGGTCACATCGAATTGCTGCCAGGTCAAGAGCGTTCGATAGCCATAAAGGATTAAGGGGGAAACTTCGTCAGGCGAGTGGTGGCGTCAGATAAAATAAAAAGGCGTGATGCCGTGGTCCCCCGATGACATTTCATAATGCCGCAAATCACGCCAACCACCACCAGATTTCAGACTTCGATAGTCGTACCCCGAAATTCCACGATCCCTGGTTCGATGACATGAACCATCTCCGGCCACCGGAGTGTCCCGTTTTCAAATGTCAAAATGATAAACCCTGATCTCCAGTTGCGTGGATTGTCTTCAAGATAATCGCGGAATTGCGGGCCATAGGTGTCAGCTAAAGTCCCAGTATCGACGCCCCATCGGGTGCCGTTATAATCATTCCAAGGGGTGACTTTTAGGGAATGCAGATGGCCTGTGACCATCGTCACACCTGATTGAACAGCGTTATTATGAGCAGCGTGAATACCGCCCTTCCATCGATGCTTGATCATCACATCATTGTTGACCATCAGAGACCAGCCCGGAAGCCAGTTTGGAAAATGATCCTTGAGGTGGACCCCGGTCACCCGAACAAATTCCGGCGCCACTGTCGCGAGCCGTGATTCAAACCGGGCATCGTGATTTCCCAGCGTCCAGAACAACTTCGCATTTTTTGCCACCGCTTCAATTTCATCCAGGCGTTCAGTGCAAGCCTGGATTTCTCCAGCGACATCAGGCCGATCTTCCCAGGCAATCGGTGAGTGCCGGGAGATCGATGCGCCATCGAAAACATCTCCATTAAGAACAACCGCTGCCGGTTTCATATCTTTGATGAATTTCAAAAAAGCACGGTGTGCAGTAGTCACCACATCAGGCCAGTAATGGGCATCACTGCCAACGAGAATAATACCGTCTTTGACAGCAAACTTTCGACGCTCCGGATGAAAGTCAGTCGGCACCGCTGACGGATTATGGATTGGCCGATCATATTTTTTTTCTAAATTTCTTCGTCTGGAATAAACCCGGCGCTCTGCCAAATTTAAATGCGCGGCAGTACCGGCCGCACCCAACGTCGAAAACAATCGTATAAATTCTTCATCGCTACACGCTGGCTTAGTCACGCATCGCGTCTGCCAGCCGGTTAGCGCGGCCTGGAATATCTCGTGCCAATTTTGAATCGAGAAGTTCGTTCGCTGCCGTGTCATTATCGCCGGCCACCAATGCCGCAATCATATTCTTGAACATCAGCATCCTGGGCGTACCGATCCAAAAATTTAAATGAATGATGATGCCCTGACGAATGGTGTCGAGGTCATTGAACCAATCCAAGTTCTCCAGTTCCGCTATGCACCTTTCGATGTCGTTCTTCAGCATGTGCTGGGCCTCGTCTTCAGAGATCCCCAGGCCACCGGCATCGGCATCGATGTTTCTGCCTATGCCGACCGTATGGGCGCCGGCAATACAAGTGTAACAGTGGGCGCGATAGCCTTCCTCAACAGTGAGGTCTTCAACGAGTTGGTCAATCGGGTAGATAATCATTTTGTAAGCCCCTTGAATTTTTCAAATGATCGCATCCCTCCTAATCCCAGCATCCCGAGAACGATGGTCAGCAACGAGTCCATGTCGAAGGCCGGCAAATCGTAAGGCAATCCTAAAACACCCAGGAAAAATATTGTCAGTGGCTGAACTAAAAAGTGCCAGCCGATTGCCAGCGCACCGATCCATCCGATACATGGACGCCAACCGGCAACAAACACAGAGCGATGGGCCGCTTCCACCTTGTTGATTTCCAGTTGCGCCAGGGAGCCTTTGTTGTGAGCATCGACCAATGCCTTTTCCATCTCACGCATCGCCTTAGCCTTGGCGTTTTTGTCAGGCACCAAACGTTCGATCACGGTTTCGGCAATAGGCATAATCGCAGCCAAAATAGGGATCATAATGTTTTCCCTTTGTTATTTTGGACACGAACCGGCCGTCCGGCCATCCAAGATGATACAACTGGCAAAGGATAAGCGTGAGCCATCATTAAGCACCCGCTTTGGGAAAACCCAACAATACCCCTTGGGTCTCCAGGAGAGGTGAAGATGACAATAGCATCTGGGCTATAATTGGATTCTGGTGGTGTAGCATTAAACGCCGCCATGAACACAGATATTTGGTCTTCATTTAAACGAACGTGCTTCAGTGCAATCAGCGGATTGAGGTTAGTTGTATCCTCGACCCACTGTGACATCAGCATTGACGTTGGACACTTCT